TGTTTTGAATCTTCGGCTGAAGTTTCTACGTAGGTGGCCTAGTACTGATATAGTTTGTACCCGGCACTTTGCTTAATAGCATAATTAGATGCTTCTGTTGTGGTGTGGATGTGGTCTAAAATCTGCTTCCTTCCAGTTTGATAAAGAATTCTTGTGTTAACTAAGGAAGATCGAACAAAGGGAGTCATTTTTGGATGTAAACCAAAACTGGTTGATGTTGGTACAATCCCAAGGCCAATATTGATAGCATCAGTTCTGTGCCATCCTCTCGATTCATATAACTTCACGCCTTGTGCAAATGATGGTGCGTTTTGTTGCAGGGCCTCAATTAATGGAATTCGTTGTTTTACATCGTTTGGCAAATATGAATAGTCAGATATTACTGTTAATGCTTCTTTTTGTTGGTCGAATCCACCCATAAATTTGGGCCAATATCCAGTAAAATCTGGTGTTTCAAGGTTTCCAAACCATCCAACTCTGAATGCTGGTTGATATTTAAACCATCTTACTTTTGTCTTTCTGGCGTCGTTGAGAATGTCTCGTTTTGTCTGTGCGTATATTGGTCTAATGTCATCCGTGTGAGTCGCAGCTGTTAGTGCGTTTACGGCCATGATCTTTCGTTCTTGTATTGTTAACTCTATCCAATTAAGTTGTTTATATGGTACTATGTCTTTGTATCTAACAGTCGGCTTGCTGTTCTTGATGCGCAACGGTTCACTTGGTTTGTAATATTTCCAGGGATAAACGCCAAAACCACCATAAATCCGGGGCAATTCTAACCAACGTGGAGATAGGCCGAAGTGTTTTGACCATCTCCCTTTATTGATGTTATGTAAATCTGTCAAATCGACATAGCTTCTTCGTTCTGTAGTACTAATAGCTTGGGCCACAGCGCTCACTCCAGCGTCAATACTCCAGGGTTCAGCATTCCATGGCTTCCGTTGTGTAATAGTTGGTATCGATCGATTTGTCCATCCGCGTGCGTTTGTTCCGCTTATCTCGACTCTCAGAAATTCACAAACTTTCTTTTGTATTCCGAACTTTGCGTTAAGACCTATAGCGTTGATCATGGCGTATGCTTCTCTGAATATGCATAAATCAACTGCTCGCGACGCTATAATGTAAGTATCGTCTCCTTTGATTCCCATTGTAAGTACTGGATCATAACCTAATACCTTAGTTGTTATATTTCTTGCCCACTGAGACATTACCATATTCCATTGGTTTCCAATCAAACTTGTCCACCTTACTCCTGACGGTAATCCACCTCTGACATCCATTTTGATTTTCTGATTGTTTATATTCATCGACATTGTGTTGTTACTATACGAATTTATAACTTTGTATTTTATATTATTCCACTCTTGTAGATACAATTTTGGGACATTCACTCCATTGAGGTCATGACGCATGATTGTCTGGATTTCCTCGGTTGTTGGTTGATGGTCGAAATTTTTAAAATCGAACGGTAAAGCCCACTTCCCAGATTTTAATAACTTGCTAACTTCTATTGTTCTGTTATGTTCTACTGCTGGTGATTCATCTAATGTAATGTATTTCCATCCTTTATAGACATGAGTCATGTTGTAAAGTAAATAACTCTCACACAGGTATGATTCAATGTTACTAGCTACTGCTATTCTGCGTTTGCTCAGCTCGTCCTTTGTAAAAGCTCGAGATATCAATCTACCGTCCCAACGTTTACATAATTCATACAGTTCGTCAGTTGTGTATAAATATGTTACCATGTTTTTCCTAGCTTTAAAATGACCTTTGTCTGTTGTTGTTTCCCAATACACTTTTCCGATTGAACTGCTCCCGGCTGTTAACCATATGTCAGATTGAATGTATTCATAAAATCCTAAGAACTGATGTGGTCTGTCTGTTGGTGGACAGATTAATTCAAGAATTTGTGAGAATGTTTTAATTGTGTCTTGACCTGGCAACCATGTTCTGCC